GATTAAACCAATGGACTATAGAACAAAGAACAAAAACTTTGACATCTGGAACTGCAGAGTATGATCTTGATACTGATTTAATAGATGTGCTAAATGCTGTTATTAGAAGAGGCACTACAGATTTTACTATAAGTAGAATAGGTAGAGATCAATATTTGAATATACCAACAAAGTCTACTACTGGTAGACCAAGTCAATATTTTTTGGATAGGCAAATAACTCCAAAATTAAAGTTATGGGCTACACCAGAAAACAGTACAGATATTTTTGTTTATGATGCTTTGACTAGAATACAAGATGCTGATACTGCAAAAAACACTATGGAAGTACCGTTTAGGTTTTATCCGTGTTTGACTGCTGGATTAGCATATTATTTAGCTATGAAAAGAGCACCAGACAGAGTGCAGTTATTAAAGGCTATGTATGAAGAGGAGTTTGAAAGGGCGTCTGCAGAGGATCGTGATCGTTCTAACTTATCATTAACTCCTAGTAGTACATATTACGGTTTTGTATGAGTAGATATGCTTTAGGTAAAAAATCTAAATTTATATCAGACAGATCAGGGTTTGCTTTCCCATACCGTGAAAGAGTTATGGAGTGGAACGGTAATGTTGTACATAGATCAGAGTATGAAGCAAAACACCCACAACTTACACCAAGAAAACCACCTTTTGAGCCACAAGCTTTGTACCAACCTAGACCACAAGAAACAGATGATAATAATAAGTTTATAGTTTATACAAATACTGGTTTAGGTATAATCGGTGCAGAGTTGACAAGTTTTAGTGCTACAACATCTTTAGGAACTGTAACGGTGAGTGTATCATGAGTTTTACATTAACAACATTAACACAATCAGTACAAGACTGGACAGAAAACGATGAGTCTACGTTTGTAGCAGAGATACCGTTTTTTATAAAAAACGCAGAAGAAAGAATATTTAAAACAGTAGATTTAGATTATTTTAGAAAAAATGTTGAGGGGACAACTACTGCCAGTAATAAGTTCTTACAAAAGCCAAGTGATTATATGGCTACTTTTTCTTTATCTTATGTAAACAGTAGTAGTGAAAATGTATTTCTTTTACAAAAAGATGTAAATTTTATACAAGAGTTTCACCCCGATCCTACGGTGACGGGAAACCCTAAATATTATGCACAGTTTGATGTTAATAATTTTATTTTAGCACCTACTCCGAGTAGTGCTTTAAGTGTTGAATTACATTATTATTATCGTCCAGCTTCACTTACTACAGACGATAGTGGAACAACTTGGATAAGTACTAATGCACCAGATGCTTTGTTATATGGTACGCTTATGGAAGCATATACGTTTATGAAAGGCGAAAAAGACGTGTTGGACTTATACAATGGTAGATTTTTAGAAGCACTTGGAAGACTCAAAAATTATGCAGAAGGTAGAAATTATTCTGATTCTTATCGAGAAGGCTTAGTTAGACAAAGGCAAACATGAGTAAAACTAAAAGTGTTGCTATTGTCGGTTTAGGCAATAGTTTTTCCGATTTTATTTTAGCAAAAATGAGAAGCGAAAAATTTGATGAAGTATGGACTATAAACTCCATGTCTGGTATTATATATCATGATAAATGTTTCATGATGGATCCGCCCTCTAGATTTTTGGATACACCTAATGCTGGAAAACAAACAAATGTCATGGCTGATAGATTAAAAACAAAACTTAATATCCCCATTTTTAGTTGTACTTTAGACAAAAGATGCCCAGATGTTGTTGAGTTTCCTTTACAAGAAGTCATTCAAAAAACTGGATATGCTTATTTTAACAACACCGTCCCTTACGCACTTGCTTATGCTATTACACAAAAAGTCACTAACTTACATTTATACGGTCTCGATTATACTCACAAAGCTATAAATTTTGCAGAGGCAGGGAAAGCTTGTTGTGAATTTTGGTTAGCAATAGCTATTTCAAGAAAAATTAAAATACATATAGCTAACAGTTCATCTTTACTTGATATGAATGTTCCTGACGATCAGAAGTTATATGGATACCATAGACTTGATGACCCTCTTGTTACTACAGCAACACAAGGCGAAATGTTAATAACTAGAAAATCAAAGTTAGAACCTCCAGAACCTTTGGATGCAACACCGAATATTATAGGTAGAGACGATCTTCCAGGAATAACTTATGAGGAGAATAAAAATGTTTAATGTAAATGTTTCTGAAGTAGGAAGTGTAAATGTGCATACTTCCCACGATGGGGGATTAACAAACGAACAAGTGGC